CGTCCTGGTCGCCCTGGTCGCCGTCCTGGTCGCCCTGATCGCCGTCCTGGTCGCCCTGATCGCCCTGGTCGCCGTCCTGGTCGCCCTGGTCGCCGTCCTGGTCGCCCTGATCGCCGTCCTGGTCGCCCTGGTCGCCCTGGTCGCCGTCCTGGTCGCCCTGGTCGCCGTCCTGGTCGCCCTGTTCGCCGTCCTGGTCGCCCTGATCGCCCTGGTCGCCGTCCTGGTCGCCCTGGTCGCCGTCCTGGTCGCCCTGATCGCCGTCCTGGTCGCCCTGGTCGCCCTGGTCGCCGTCCTGGTCGCCCTGGTCGCCGTCCTGGTCGTCCCGGGGTGGCGGTGTGTTCGCGGCGATAATCTGGTTTTCCATGGCGACCATGCGCATGGCCAGTTGGTAAACGTCCTGCGTTGATTTGCAGGACTTAACTTCGGCAAGCGCCACATCCACGAGCCGCGCCACGTCCACGTGGAGCGTGCCACGCAAGCCGCGCGCGGTTGGCACGGTGTAGCGGTTGGCCATCCTGCCCAAAATCGCGACGCAGTAGGGCGCGTCCGCGATCCTGGCGCCGATGACGTGGCCGGTTTTCGCGGCGCTGGTCAACCCCTGATAATGAACGTGGTCCGTCGTGGCACTCAGAATGCCGCGCAAGGCGGGGAAATGCCTGGCCCGCAACTCTTTCGCCTCAATGCGCACGTCCTCAAGGCAGTTCGCCCAATGGCGCACACGGGCGCCGGCTTGCACGCAACGGGACCACCAGACCCAGTCGGTGTGCAGCACGTGTAAACACTCATGCGCCACGAACCCCAACATGCGGTCAGCTTCGGACCGTGACAGCACGGTTGAAGCCGGCAGGGATGGCAGGTTCATGATGGCGTTGCCGGCGGGCGTGACCTGGACGGAAGCCGTGGCGCCACCTTTGGCGCCAACGGTCACCCGGACCGGTTTGTTGTGCTGGCCGCGCCGTTGCGCGATGATTTTGGAAGCGGTCTCAACGGCCGCGGCGGTGACTTCAAGGTAAAGCGTGTTGGCCATGGTTCAGGCTCCCTCGCCCATGGTGTCAGGCGAGACAAGGTCAAAGTCGGAAGCGGCGGGCGACGGGACAGGCGCGGTCGGGTTCAGAGCGGCGCGGACGGTGTTTTTGTCCACGGCGAGCAAACACTGTTGGCGTAAAGCCTCTTGCTCGCCGTCCGGGACACAATTCTGGACGGCGCACTGGAACGCGATCTCAGGATCATGGCCATCGGCCAGCAACCCCGCCCATGCGAACAGGCGGCGCAAGCCCAAACCCTCGGTCAGGACCTGCGAGTCAGCCGCCGCGCGTGTCGTCGTCGCGGCCTGAACCAAGAGATTGGCCAGTTCAATCGTGCAACCCGGAACGTGCGCCACGAGTATGCCGGCCTCGGTCGCGGGATCGTGCCAACCCAGTTTGATCCGCGCGCTGAAACGATCCAGGGTCGCGGCGTTAAGGGCCTGGGTCCCGTGGTATCCAACGCGCGAGCCGCCTCCCATGCCGCTGGTGTTGTCCGTCGCGATGAAAGTCACGCCAGCGGCCACCCGCACCTTCTGGCCCGTTTCCTGAATGTAAAGGCTACGGTTGGGCGTTAGAACATTCTGCAAGGCGAACAGGGCGCCAGGGCGCGCGATTGAGGGTTCGTCAATGCAAATCACGGCGCCAGGGGTCTGGATGGCGCGGACAAGTTGTCCCGGTTGAAACGACACGCCTTTGCCGTCCCTGGCCGGGACCGTCATGCCGACAAGCGTGGCCGCGTCGGTTGACGCATCGCACGATATCAGCACGAAGGGCCGGCGTAACCTTGCCGCCAGTTGTTGCGCGAACTCGGTCTTTCCCGTGCCTTTGGGACCGAACAACATCACGTTATGGCCGCGCCGGATTTCGGTCAGCGCCACGCTGGTTTCCGCTGGCCAGACATAACGATCATTGACGCATGGCGTATCAGGGTGCGCGCCGTCCCATACCGTCGCGGTTTCATTGCCGAGGGCGCCTTTAACGCCAAACGCCTTGCGCCATGTCACGGTCTGATCCGTTGGCGCGGCGCGCGGCGTCGTCGTGTCCTGGTCACGCTCAATCGGAACCTCAACGGTCACGGTCTTTGTGACCACCTGGACCACGGGCGGCTTGCGCGCGGCAATCACGAGGTCCCGGAGTTTCCGGTCAAGAGCCGCGAAACCTCCGCCCATGATATCGGCGCGGATGGTGTTGACCTCCGCGTCAATCATGGCGGCGTCATCGGTGGGCGCGGCATCGGTATCAGCCGGCGGCGCCATGAGGTCCCGGGCCTGATCCTGGTCGTCCTGGTCGGTGTCGTCCTGGTCGGTGTCAGGCATCGGCGCGGCTCCCGGGACATGCGAGGGGTGCAGCGCCATGGGATCAATCCCAAGGATGCGAAGCAAGCCGCGCAAATCTTCGTTGTTGAGGTTGTTGATAAGCCGGCCGTTGAGGGTCAGGCGAGCGGCTTGCGCGTCGGTATCGTTGGGGTCGGCATTGGCAAGCCGGTCGCGCAAAGCGGTGCGCACGGCGGTGCGCCAAATGGCGCTAGGTGTAGGGGACATGTTTGCTTTCCAGTGTTTGGGGTGTTTCGTGGGGTGCAGGTCAGTCAAGGCAAGGCAACCCCTAAATAGCGCGATGGCAAGCAAACACAACAACAAACACGGTCCCGGCTTGTGTTTTTCTTCGGTCCCGGCAAACATTCTCGCCATGAGTGAACCAAACACGGCGCCACGCTCCAGCCGGGTCGGGGGGTGGCGCGGTCAGCCCGGCAGCATCGCGGCGCTTCTCAAGCATCGCGTTCCGTTCGGCTCGCCTCGCTTTCGGCGGTGCGTCCGGTGCGATCAGGTCGCGGTGCGGGGCCTCGCGACATGTTGGCGCCACAGTGGGCAACGCCAGCGGGACACGCCCGGCAGGGTCGCGGGTCGTGTCCTGGAAGGGTTGGAGCGGCGCGGCCTGCTACCGGCGGAACTCATGGCCATGTCGGGGTGGCGCGATCTGGCGGGCCTGCCACGGGACACGCGCGAACCGTTGGCGTTGGCGTTGGTCCTGGCGTGGGACACGCGGGACAGCGAACCATTGGAGTGGGCCAAGGCATGGCGGGCGGCGCGGGGCGCGGTCAGGACATGACGAAGCGGCGCGGCACCTTCGGTGGAGCAAGCAGGACAGCCGGGACACGCGGGACAGGACAACGCGGGACCAACGGGACAGGGCTTGTTGTCCCGGGACAGGACATGGGGTTGGGGGCGGAGGACAGGGGGTTTCCAGTCAATGTGTCCATCGAGCGGCTTCTCTCAGATCTGGCAACGGACCCTAACGCGGGAGCGCAAGCCCGGGTCGCGGCTGCCAGAACATTGGCTGAAATCAAGGGACTAACGGGACGGCACCAGCCTAAGCCGGATCGAGCCGATAACACGCCGATAGATGAGCTAACCCGGGACGAACTGGTCTCGGAGTTGTCCCGGCTGCGGTCCCGGGTCACGCAAACGTAACAGTGCGGAGATTTCAGCACTCGGGACCGCTAAGCCCTTGATATGTATGGACCTGTCACAGTTCTTGCCGAACCGTAGCGCGGTCCCGCGCGGTCTCGCCCCCGGGCCGTCCGCCCCCCGGGGGGTCCGCGCCCGGATCGCATTTTACCCTCACTGGTTTGGCTACCTCGTTGAGTTCGCTCAGACTTTCGTGATGCTGGGGCAACGATCTGGGGGTGCCGTGGGCCAGTCCCGTTTTCCGAGCGCGCCGGGTGCGTCCTGTTTGTCGGTTTCGGCGCCCCTACCAACAGGGCTGGTGTTGGGAAAACAAAGGGTCTACAGGCGAAACACCCAAAGGAGTCAGGTCCATGCCATTTGTGTCGGGTTTCCTTCGTATTCGCCGCCCCGGGCGGCATCCAGACCAGGGGCTCCCGCCGGGCGAAGGCCCGGTTGACCCGGGTTACGGCGTCGGGGAGGAACACCCCGACCAGGGTTTGCCCGGTGAAAGCGGCGGATTTCTGCCGGATAACAGTCTGCCGACGCCCCCGCCGGGCGTTTGGCCACCCTTGACGCCCTCCCATCCGATCCAGCCGGCGCCGCCCGGCACTCCGCCCGGCAGCATCTGGCCTCCCGTGGGTGGACCGGTCGACCCGGGATATGGAGTCGGCGTGGAGCGCCCGGACCAGGGTTTGCCCCCCGCCCCGGCCCGCCCGGACCAGGGACTGCCAGGGCGCCCGGCGCGGCCCGACCAGGGCCTGCCAAAACCCGAGGTTTACTGGGTCGTGGCCGGTATTCCGGGGGTCGGTTGGCGCTATGTGTGCGTCGATCCGAGCCTGAAGCCCGTCCCGCACCGCTGAACTCTGGTGCCTTTCGTCGCGCCTGACCCCCACGCGAGGCAGGGCGAGGTCGTCGCCAACGTCCATTGTTTGCGGCACGTCCAGGAAGTCGTGGGCGTGCCGCACTCGTCGACGCTACGGGCCGGCGCGAAGGTGAAAGGCGGGAACGTGCCGAGAGGCACGGTGATCGGCACCTTCGGCCCGGACGGACGCTACACCAACCGGACGGACGGGACGGCGCATGTCGCCATCCTGCTGGAGGAAACCGCCGAAGGCTTGCTTGTCGTGGACCAGTATCTGGGCAAACCGGTGGGCGAGCGCCTGATCCGCTGGCGCGGCGGCGCCGGACGCCGGGTCAACGATGGCGACGCCTATCACGTTGTCGAGGCGGCGTGATGCGGCATGTCCCGGCCCCCCTTTCCCATGCTGCGCGCGGCGTTCTGGCTCATGGCGGCGGTGATCCTCACCGAACTGTTGATGACCCTGGGGACCGGCGCGCTGTGCCTTTGGCTCATCGGGACCGGCGCTTACCAGATCGGCGCCTGCACCGATGTCGGCGTGCAGATCCGCGAAGTATGGGCCGAAATGCTCGCGGCGGTCCTCGCTCTGCTGCTGGCGTCGCGCGGTGGTGGCGCGCCACCACCGGACAAACCTGACACGGAAGGCCGGGGAAATGCCTGACGCCATACCGGGTAAACTGATCGCCCCCGAGCCCGCGCCGCCGGTCAGGCAGTATTCATTCACCGATTGGCAGGTCAACAACCCGACCGCCCCGCCGCCCGGCGACCGGTTGGACGCCGAGTTCGACCGTGGTAACAGCACGCAGAGCCAGACCCTTGATTGGGTTGGGACAAGTCTGAACACGGACGGAACGCTTCGTCCCGGGATAGTCGGTGAACCCCAGTTCGTCCCGGGCCTGTTCGACCATATCACGGACGATGCCGTCGCCCAGGTGCAACCCCTGGTGGATCAGGCCGGAAGTTACGCAACTCAGGCTTTGAGTTCGGCCAACGCGGCGCTGTCTTACTCGTCGCTGGCCAGCGGCAGTTCGACCAGCGCGGGGCAAGCCGCCACCGACGCCCAGACATCGGCCTCGACCGCTCAGGGCGCGGCGACTGGCGCGCGAGGCAGCGCCGACACGGCGGCGGCGCGCGCGGCGGACGCGGCGAACAGCGCCAACCACGCGGACGGTTCCGAGGCCCAGTCCCAGGCTTACGCCGACGTGTCGACCGCCTGGGCTGAACACATGCCGGACACGATCCCGCCCAATATCCTGGCGGTTCAGGGTGTTACCGGCGATCACTGGTCGTCCCGCTGGTGGGCCAACCGCGCGGCGGAAACCCTCTCTGATCTTGAGGATTTGCTGGCCAAGGCCCCGCCCCAGGCCATCGTGTTTTACAACACCTACATCGCCACGGCGGGGCAGACCGTTTTCACCGGGCCGGACCGGGACGGCAAGCTGCTGACCTACACGCCGGGACCGACGCAGACCTTGCTGGTCTACGCCAACGGCCTGTTGCGGACTCCGGTGAACGACTACACCGGGACCACCAACACGGTGACGTTCACTCAGCCCCGCGCGGCTGGGGACATCGTGCAGATCCAGGTCGAGGGCGTGGCGACGCAGGCCGGGCAGTATTTACCGCTGGCCGGCGGGACCATGACCGGCGCCATCGTCCTGGCGGCGGACCCGGCGGGACCGTTGCAACCGGTGACGCGGCAGTATTCTGACGGGAAATACGTGCCGTTCACGGGGGGCACGTTCACTGGACCCGTGGTTCTGGCGGCTGATCCCACGGCGGCGCTGGGCGCGGCGACGAAGCGATACGCGGATGCGAAGCTGGCGCTCGCGGGGGGCACGCTGACAGGTCCCTTGGTCCTGGCGGCGGACCCCGTGACCGCTCTGGGCGCGACGACGAAGCAATACGCGGACGCGAAGCTGGCGCTTTCGGGCGGAACTCTTACCGGCCCCCTGGTCCTGGCGGCGAACCCCGTGGCCGTTCTGGGCGCGGCGACGAAGCAATACGCGGACGGAAAGCTGGCGCTCACGGGGGGCACGCTTACCGGCCCCCTGGTCCTGGCGGCTGATCCCACGGCGGCGCTGGGCACGGCGACGAAGCAATACGTCGATAATCACGCGCCATTGGGCGGGCCGTATCTGCCTCTTTCCGGCGGCGCACTGACCGGCCCGCTGGCGATCAACGCCGCCGCCGGGAGTTGGGCGACCCTGAACCTGTCGCGCGCCGCCGGCCAGGGCGCGCAGATCGCCGGTTACACCGGACTGAACGTGCGCTGGACCCTCGCGCTGGGCGATGCCACGGCGGAGAGTGGCGGCAACGCCGGGTCGAACTTCTCCATCGGTCGTTTCGACGACGCCGGTAATTATCTTGGCGCGGTGCTGAGCATCAACCGTGCGACGGGTGACGTGACCGTCGGTGGCACCCTTACCGGGGCCAACCTGATCGGGAACTTCACGCGGGGGACCACCAGCGTTTCGGTGGGTGACGGCACTCAGCAGATGTTTCAGCCCAGCGGCTATCGCTCGTATGCGTTCAGCAATAACTGGCAGTTCAACTGGTCCACCGCGAACGGCACTCTGATCTGGAACGCGGACACGGCGGGACCTTTTATTCAGTTCGATTTTCCTGGAACGCACGGCATTAACTGGCTGGGTCCGTGGCAGGGCAACGGCTCATATATCCCAACTTCCGACGAGCGGATGAAGACCGATATCACGTCCGCCAGCGTGGGACTGCCGGAAGCCCTCGCGATCAACCCGATACGGTTCCGCCGCCTGGATTACGACGGCACGGAACATGATCGTTATGAAATCGGCTTTTCGGCGCAGCAGCTTCAGGGGGTCATCCCCGAGGCGGTGCTTCCCGTGGGCACGCCCGATGGCGAGGGGCCTGGGTCCCTCAACAGCGAGGCCCCGATTTTAGGCATCAACGTCGAGCCCATCGTCGCCGCGCTGGTCAACGCGGTGAAGGAACTCAGCGCCCGGCTGAGCGCGCTGGAGGGAGTTTCGCCATGAGCGGTGTCGCCCCGCCCGACAAATCCCTGTTGCCGCAGCAGTTTTACTGGGACACGTCGGTCCCGCCGGGGAAGATATGGGCCGGCGTGCCCGGGACGCAGGACCCGTCAGGTAAAGTGCTTGTCCTGGACACGGGGAACATCCAGGCAGGGGGAGGCGGAGGGGCTGTGTCACCGCTCGTATATAAGGGGCCTCACAATCTGACCGTAGGCACCTCGTCGGCGCAGCTTATCGCCGCCGGAACCTACACGACCGCGCTGACGATACAAACTCTGCCGGGCGATCCCGGCAACATCTGGCTGCGCCTCGACGGGTCGACGGCGGCGCCCAACACCGGGGTCCTTATTTCGGGATACGGCGGTTCGCGCTCGTTCGGCGCTCCCGGTTTCCCCGTCCCGGCCGGCGCCATCACCGCCGTCACTGACGGCGGGGCACCGCAAACCGTTCTGATTTCTGGAGGCTGACATGCGAACGTCGTTTCTTGCTCTGTCGCTGGTCGCCTTCGCGTCGCTCCCGGCGACGGGCCAGCCCGTCGCGCCGCCGTCCGGCTCCGGCGTCGCCACGGCGACCAACCGAAGCGGGACCATAACGCTTGGCGGTCAATCGCAGACACTGTTCGCCGCCAACAGCCATCGGGTTGGCTGCGAAGTTCAGATGCTGGGCGGTGATGTATGGCTCAATATTGGCGCCCCCGCTTCGGCGGGGAGCGGTTCTTTTCTGATCCCGGCTGGTTCCGAGTTCATCTGTCCGACGACTTCCCCAACCGTCGCGATCAATATTTTCAGCCCGGTGACCGGGATCGCCTTCACCGCCGTGGAATACACACGATGAGACGATTGCTGCTGGCGGCCTTGTTGTGCTTCGCGGCACCGGCATGGGCTGACATTTCTTATGCGCCGTCGCGCGCCGGGAGTGTCGAGTTTACCGGGGCGGGCACTTATACCTGGGTCGTATCACCCGGAGTAACGAACATTTTCCTCCACGCCTGCGCGCCGGGCGGCGGCGGTGGGTCGGGGCAGGCCACATCGGGATCGGGCGGCGGCGGCGGCGGTTCTGGATCTATGTGGAACAACTGGCCGATATCGGTAACGACCGGAGCGACCATCACAATCGTTATTGGCGCCCCTGGCGGCGGCGGCACGGTCGGTAACGCCGACGCCGGATCGGGAGGTAATGTCACCATCTCCGGCACGCTGGATGTCATCCCGGTGATCGCGGGCGGGACCGGAGGCTCGCCGGGTGCCGCTGGGGTGGGTGGCAAGGGCGGCAATGGCGGGTTCAGCGGGCAAGGTAACGGCGGTAACGCCGGCGTCCAGGGTGTGACCGCCACCATGTCATCCCTCTACTACATCGGCGGCTCTGGCGGCGGCGGCGGTGGTTCGACAGCGGGTTCCGGCGCTGGTGGTGGCGGGCCGGGGCCGTGGATCGGACAGCAGGGGGCTGGCAACGCGGCGGGCGGCGGCGGTGGGCACAGTCCGATCGGAGATGGCGGCACGGGTGGGGGTGGCACGACCCCATCGGTGGGCGCGGCGCCCACGCGAGGTTTCTGCGGCGGTGGCGGCGGCGGTGGTCCCAACTTCCCCGGCGGAGCGGGTAGTGGCGGTTTCGTGAAGTTCGTGTTCTGATGCGCGCCGCGCTCGCCGCCCTGATCGTCCTGCTCGCCGCGCCAGCCACGGAGGCGCGCGTGGCGTCCTACGGCGGCACGGTATTCCCAGTGCCACCGCCACATGATGTCCAGGCGACGAAGTCGGTCGCTCTGCGCAGCACGTATCCGCACAATCCGATCGCGCAGAACGTAACGGTCGGCGGAACATACCGGCAATTCTTCGAGGCATCGGCGACAGGCACGATTTACGCCATTTCGGTGTGTTATCAGAACATCTCGTCCGATCCCTCGACCACCGAGGCGGACGGCCTTGGCCCGATGGACGGCGTTACCGCGACCCTCGAAACATCGAGCGGCGGCGCCGGGATTTATCCGCTCAGTCAGATAGTGAAAATCCGCCAGTTTATTTTTGACGGCCAGTTGGCGATGGCGAACCCGGCGATCAACGGCGGCGTGATCTGCTCCAAAATGTTGCCCACCGAGTTAAAGCCGGGGCAGGGTTTTTATATTCGGACTTACGCACCACCGGGTCGGGCTTACGCATCGTGGCAGGGCCTGAGCGGCCAGAACACGGAATACGCCAATAATGGCGTGTTTTCAGCGATCGTGAACGGGGCGGTCGGAGACGGCGCGACGACGACGTTCACCGGTGTGATTTCGCAGGCAGGCATGGCGCTGAACAGCAGCCTGAACGTCGTTTTACCTCTGGTTCCTCGCACGCTGCACATGACGGCGGGGACACTCATCCTCGACGACGACGGGGCCGGGGGATGGGTTGGCAACGGCACCGGCACGGTGGACTACGTCACGGGCGCGTTTTCGGTCACCGCCGCCGTAGCACCTGGTAACGGCGCGACTTTCGTGGTCTCGGGATACGGACGCGCCGGAACGCCCGCGCCCGACGATACCAACGTGACGCTGCCGGCCGGGTTTATTCAGCCGTTGTTCGTCAGCTATGTGCCGCAATACCTGCCCACACTGGCGCCGGTCGCCATACTCGGTCAGGTGGACGCGGCGGCGCCGCCGCAGCACACGCTTTGCGTGGTGGGCGACAGCATCGTGTCGGCCATCGGAAACGCGCCGATCGACAAGGCGTATCCCGAATATATGAGTAATAATCTCGGGATTATTCGCGTCGGTCAGGGCGGCGAGACGGCGGCGCAGTTCGCCGTCAACAACTTTCGTCGGATGAAAGTGCTGACCGGGCGGTGCGACAAGGTTTATGTCAACTACGGATCGAACGATGTCACGCACCAGGATCCGCTCGCGACGATCCAGGCCAATCTGCTGTCCACATGGTCACAACTCGCGGCGATCCTGCCGAACGGGATCAACGGCATAACGCAGCAAACGATCACGCCCTACACGACATCGAATGTGGTCAACACGCCGATCAGCGCGGGCTGGCTGGTCGTGCGCAACCAGCTCAACGCGTGGATTTGCACTCAGATCGGCGTGACGATCGGCGCGATCGTCGATGTCAACGAGGTGCTGGAAAACACGCCGGGAAGCTGCGCCGGCAACGGTGATGGGTTGTGGAAGTCACTCAGCTACACGAGCGACGGGCGGCACTGGTCGATCCAGGCGCAACGGACCCTCATCCCTGGTGTTTATGGCCCATCCGGAACCAACCCCGCGCCGGTGTTCGCGCCGTGAGTGATGCCCGGTTCGAGCCCGCCGAGAAGCCGCCCACGGGTCCGCGCGTGCGATGAAAGGAGAGCCTGATGATGTCTGACGTGGTCAATCCGCCCTATGAGCCGCCCTACGGGCACGCCGACGCGCCGCCGCCGGTCCCGCCCGACCCGAACATGGACCCCGAGGCCCAGGCTTACCTGGATGCGTTCGTGGCGCCCCCAGATCCGCGTGATCCGGTGGAGGGCGGTGCCGCGCGGAACCCCGAGGATTACCAGGACGCGTTCGTCAAACCGCCGGACCCGCGCGATCCCGAGGATAGTGTGTTGCGGCCCGAGGAACTGAAGCCGTTGACCACGCCCGACGCTTCGTCCGCACCCCCGGTCAACGTGGACGTGCCGGTCGTGTCCCAGGACGCCGCCGTGTTGACCTGCACCATGGGGAACTGGCAGGGCGAGCCTGACGCCTACGCATATCAGTGGCTGCGCGACGGCGCCGAAGTGGGGGACAACATGTCGGTCCATGCCGTGACCGAGGCCGATATCGGCGTGGACTTCGCGTGCGTCGTCACCGCCAGCAACGCCGCCGGCTCCACGGCGGCGCCGGTCTCCAACACGGTGCGAGTCACGGCGGACAGCGAGGACCCGTTCTGATGGCTCTCGCTCCCCCGCCACATCCGTTCGCCAAACTGCGTGTCCTGAAGCAGGCCGCGCGGGACTACTACGCCAGCGGGACCGCCGTGACGCTGACCATCGGCGCCATCGCCAACCAGCCGGCGGCGAACCCGCTGACCGTGTCTGGGACCGCCGTGGTCGACCCGGCGACGCCTAAACCGTTCCAGGTGCATGTGCGGTTGATGCAAGGCGGGACCGAAAAGGCCGCGCAGCGCGTGATGACTGACCCGGTGTCGGGCGCGTGGACCACCGCGCCCTTCGCCGGGGGCACACTGGCGGCGGGGACCGCGACGGCCACGGCGACGGTGAGTGTCGCGCCGGTCGTCACGTCCAACACGGTCACGCTGACCTGACCCCGGACGAGGCCCGCTACGAACTGGTCCTGAAGCGGCTGATCGCCGTGAAGGACGCGCGCGACGATCTGCTGGCCTTCACCCGGCTGATGATGCCTGTCCCGGGGTTCACCGCCGACCCGGATTTCTCCCGCTACGACGCCCAGCGGTTCCACAAGATCATGTGCGTGGGGCTGGAGGAACTGGAAAAGGGCAAGATCCGCCGCCTCATCATCAGTTTGCCCCCAAGGCATGGGAAGACCGAACTCGCGTCCAAGAAGTTCCCGGCGTGGTTCGTGGGCCGGAACCCGGCGAAGTCCCTGATTTTCGGCACTTACAACGAGAAGTTCGGCCAGGACATTGGCCGCGCGGTCCGGGACACGATGCTGACCACCGCGTTCGCCCAGGTGTTCCCGGATGTGGTCCTGAAACAGGACAGCCTCGCCAGCGACCGGCTCCAGACACGCCAGGGCGGTATCATGGCGTTCGTGGGACGTGGCGGGACCACCACGGGACGCGGCGGCGACGTGCTTATCATCGACGATCCGCTCAAGGACCGCCACGAAGCTGACTCACCGACCATCCGGGACACGCTTTGGACGTGGTTCACCCAGGTCATCGCGTCCCGCCTCATGGATGAGACGGGCCGGATCTTGCTGATCCAAACAAGGTGGCACCAGGACGATCTGGTGGGCCGGCTCACCGACCCGACGAACAGTTATTACGATCCCGAGGAAGCCGCCGAGTGGCATATCATCGACATGCCCGCGCTCGCCGTGGACGCCCAGAAGGACCCCCTGAAGCGTGCCGAGGGCGATCCGCTCTGGCCGAACCGGTTTGGCCGGAACTTCCTCCTGGGTTTGCAAAGGCGTGATGCTCGTGGCTTCTCCGCGCTGTATCAGGGCAGGCCCAGTCCGGCGGGGGGCACGTTCTTTTCGTCGAAGTGGATACAAACGTATCGTCCCGCCGAGTTGCCCACCAATCTCAGGGTCTACGCGGCCTCCGACCACGCCGTCAGTATGAAGCAGGATAGCGACAAGACCTGCCTCATGTGCGTGGGCGTCGATGAGGACGACAATATCTGGATCTTGGCGGACCTCTTGTGGCGGCAGATGACCGCCGAACAGGCGGTCGAGGCCATGCTGCGCATGATGCGGGCGCACAAGCCCGTCTTTTGGTGGGCGGAACGGTCCATGATTTCCAAGTCAATCGGACCCTTTCTTCGCAAACGGATGCTGGAGACCAAGACGTTCTGCTCAATCATCGAGATGCAGCCCATCGCGGATAAGCAGACCCGCGCGCAAAGCATCCAGGGCCGCATGAGCATGGGCAAGGTGCGGTTCCCCGAGCGCGCCCCCTGGTGGCCCGCCGCGCGGGACCAGATGCTGAAGTTCCCCTACGACGCGCACGACGATTTCGTGGACACCCTGTCCTACGTGGGCCTGGGGCTCACCTTGCAGATCGGCGCGGGCCGGTCCCGCGAACGCAAGGACGAGAACGCCGAGGGCACGTTCGGCTGGCTGAAGAACGAACGCGACATGGCCGAGCGGTCCGTGCGTCAGGGCTTCGGCGCGGGAGGTTGGTGAGCGATGTCCGGGAGCGGTTTCCCCCCTAACCCAGGCCGTCCTCCTGGTATGCCACCCGCCCAGGTCCCGGGCATGGGACCGGCGATGCCCATGCCCGGGGCGATGGGACCGCCGCCGCCGGCCCCCGGCGGCATGATGGGCGGCATGGCGGGGGGTATGGCGCCGCCACCCCCGGGCGGGACGGATATGCCCGGTCCTGGGACGTTCCAGGGCGATCCGTCCTTGATGACGCCGCCGATCCAGGACACCAACCCGAACGCGAAACTCATCTCCCGCGATCCGCCGGACCCGCCCGACGCCCGCCGCGCGCTGGTCAAACGCTGGCAGACCCGGGTCCGCGAGGCCCGCACGCACTGGAAGCCCAGTTTCGACCGGATGCGGGCGAACATGAACTTCGTCAACGGCGATCAGTGGGAGACCGAGACACGGCGCCGCCGCCGACGCCGCCGGGACAGCGAGCGGGACGAACGCTATGTCGCGAACATCGCGCTCAGGCACGTCCTTCAGCGCACGGCGGAACTCTACCCGTCCAACCCGACGATCAAGGCGAAGCGCCGGCCCAAGATCATGGCGCAGACCTGGGACGGCTCCGAACAGGCGCTGCAACAGGCGGAACAGGCCATGCAGTTCAGCGCCCAGACCGGGATGCCGCCGCCACCGAACATCCAGGCGGTGCTTCAGGACGCCGCGCAGGTCAAGCAATATGACCAGTTGATGGACCGTTTGGCCAAGACGCTGGAAATACTCTACAACTACAACGTCGAGGAACAGGTCCACAGCTTCAAGACGATGATGAAGATGACCGTCCGGCGGTCGATCATTACCAGCGTGGGCTATGTGAAGCTGGGTTTTCAGCGGGCCATGAAGATGAGCCCGGCCATCGAGGCCAGAATAGCCGACATGTCCGAACGGCTGGCCAACATCGAGCGCCTGTCCCAGGATCTCGCGGACGGCGAAATCGAACACGACAGCGCCGACGCCGAGAGCCTGAGACTGGCCATCCAGGGCCTCACCCAGGAGGGCCAGCTTATCGTCCGCGAGGGCCTGAGCTTCGATTACCCGGACAGCACGGCGATCATCCCTGACAAGAAGTGCCGCACGCTTCGGGGTTTCCTGGGCAGCGACTGGGTGGCGCAGCAATACATCCTGACGCCTGATCAGATCCAGGAAGTCTACGGCGTCGACGTGGGCAAGGGCTATTCAGCCTACGACGTGGACGGCAATGCGACCGACACCATGCCCGTCAGGCACTACGAGGCCGGCGGCAAGGACGAAAACGACACGGCGGGCGGCGATGCCTGTGTCTGGGAAATCTATCACCGCAAGGATGGCCTCGTTTACGTGGTGTGCGACGGCTACGCGGACTTCCTCCAGGAGCCCAGCGTCCCCGACGCCGAAATCCAGCGGTTTTACCCGTGGTTCGCCTTTGTCCTGAACGAAGGCTACGACGAGACCGTGCTGTTCCCGCAATCCGACATCGACCTTTTGCGGGACATGCAACTTGAGCTGAACCGCGCGCGGCAGGGTCTGCGCGAACACCGCCGCGCCAACCGGCCCAAGACCGTGGTCGCGGCGGGGGTGCTGGAGGAAGTCGACAAGGACAAACTCAAGACACACCCGGCCAACGCCGTCCTGGAACTCAACGCGCTGGCGCCGGGGCAGAAGATCGACGATGTGCTTCAGGTGGTCAAAAACCCGCCCATCGACCCGGCGGTCTACGACACGGCGCCCACCTACGAGGATCTGTTGCGGGTGCTGGGCTCCGATCAGGCCGATCAGGGGACCACGACCGGCGCGACGGCGACCGAAGTGTCCGTCGCCCAGTTCGCCCAGCACACCGACACCAGTTCGATCCTGGACGACATGAACGACCTGCTCACCGATCTGGCCCGGGCCGGCGGCGAACTGCTCTTGCTCAACGTGTCGGCCCAGATCGTCCAGGAAGTCGTCGGCCCCGGCGCCGTGTGGCCCGAGATTGACCGCGAGACCGTGGCCAAGAACGTCTACCTGGAGGTCGAGGCCACCGCCGAAGACGGACCCGACAAGCAGCAAGAGGTCCAGAACATGACCCAGCTTCTGCCCATTTTGCAGCGCATCCCGGGCATCTCGCCCGAGTGGATGGCGCGGCAGCTTATCCAGCGCATGGGCGCGGATATCGACCTGACCGACGCCTTCGCGGAGGGCGTGCCCAGCATCGAGGCGCTGAACCAGATCATGGCGCAGCCGCCGGGACCGCCCGGTGGTCCCGGCGGTCCCGCGCCCGAGGGCGCCGGTAAGGGGCCGCCCAGGCCCGGCGCGCCTGACGAAGATCCCGCCGCGCAGGGACCCCAGGGCCTGACCAATAACGTGGGCGGTCCCGGGACCCAGGGACCGCTGGGACCGAGGGTTCCGCCCATGCAGGTGTTCGGTCGCAACGGTAATCGTCCCGGGACCGGCGGCGGTATGCCGCGTATGAAACCCTCATCCCAGGGGATGCCGACGCCATGAGCGGAGCCGGCGATCCGCTTGACTACACCAACCGATACAACACCCCGCTTTCGCCGGATCAGGAGCAGGGTTATCAGCAATGGATACAGCTTCAGTCGGCGCTCAATCATCGCGACATGAGCGGGGACAACTATAATTACGATATGAGGGGTGCCTACGCGAACGGCGCGGCTCAGTCTGGCGGCAACATGCACTGGCCGGATACCTTCAAGAAACCCAATCACCCGAGTTTCTCGGATCAGTCTCAGTATCATGGCGCGGACGGCACGCAGGGCGGTTCCTGGTCACAGGACCCGGCGGGCGCGTGGCAGTTCGTCCCGGGTCCGACCAACCTTCAACTGCATGGACCGGCGGGACTACGGAACTACTTTCAGCGGGGAGACCCTGACGTGAAGCTGGTTTTACCGCCGGGACCCACGTCGATGCTGGATTACGTGAAAGGGACGCTGGCCAATACATGAGCGGGGGAGTCAACACCATGACCCTTATTTTGATCGTGCTTTTACTGGTGCTTCTACTGGGCGGCGGCGGTGGCTGGTATGGCTATAACCGCTACGGTAACGCGGGACTGGGCGGTGTCCTGGGGATCGTGCTGGTTGTTATCCTGATCTTCTGGCTGCTTGGTGGCGGGGTTTACCGATGAGCGACATCAAGGGCTTCGCGGCGGTGTTGGGGGCCATCGTGGTTTTGGTGGTTTTCTGGGTGGGGCTTATGCGGTTGATTTTCGCCTGACCTGAGTTCGGGTCAACCGGGCGAGGCTGGGGGCCAGAGTTCACCGTTCCGGCGCAGATCCTCGATAAGCCAGTCCGGCATACGCGACGCCGGGTTGGCGCGTAAGTTCTGCACGAAACG